CGGAACTTTAAGCTTAGATGATATATCCAGTATAAGATACCGAGATCCCGACTATTTAACAACAGGTGGCCCACAGTATGTTAATATAACTAAAAGCGACCGAGGGTCTTTTAGTTTCCCAGGTTCTGGAACTCAGACCCAAAACTTGCGATATACGATAGAATTTATTACACTTGATGATGGAGTCACAGAGCCTTCAGAGTTTGGTGGAGTAACTTTTCGCAATGATAGTTATACCGGGCCTATATTAGATATAGTAGGGTTTTTCCTAAAAGATAAAGCACTACCCACATACAGTATATATCCTAGTGCTACCACTGTAAACGAGGGAGATACTTTAGTATGGACTATCACAACCACTAATGTTCCTAATGGTACAGTATTGTGGTGGATAAGTTTTGGTTCAGCAACAAATGTAGATTATGATGATAACCTATACGGAACATCAGTAACTATTAATAATAATACAGGAACAGTATCACGTGTAGTTAAAGCAGATAATGGGGCATATGAAGGTATGGAAACATCTGTACTAGCATTATACGACTCTGCTAGCTATACTAATGAGATAGCTAGATATAGCGGCAGCGTAAGTATTAATGATACTAGTAATAATGTTAATGAAGTATTAACTATTAACCCCTCTAGTGTACCTTACCCTAATACTGTTACTGTTTCAATTACTGGTGGTGTTCCAAATACACAAGTACAGTATAGTATAGACAGTACTAATTATGACGGCTCTGTAACTTTAGACGCAAGCGGTAATTATACAAATAATGCCGCAGCTCCTGGTGAGGCTGTTGGTTCACACACTTTATATGTAAGATTTCCTGCTACAGGGCATACTAGATCAGCCTCTTGGACAGTAACTGCTCCAGCACCAACCTATTCATTTGCTCGCGATCAAAGTATAGTAGATGAAGGCCAAACTATTACTTATACTGTTACTACAACAAATGTGGCTAATGGTACTAGAGTATACTGGATTAATTACGGTAGCGCAGATGCCAATGACTTTACTAGCTTTACAAATGAAGGTTTTGTAACTATTAATAACAATACGGGTAGTTTTTATAGAACTTTACGTAACGATATTACATCTGAAGGCAATGAAACCGTATTTGTGTTCTTTTATGCAGATTCTGGATATAATGATATTTTGGGGTATACTGGACAAACAACTGTAAATGATACAAGCGTTCCAGCAGTTGTATATAACGAAACAATAAGTATGACTCCAAGTTCTGTAACGTATCCAAACGGAGTTACCTTTAATGCTAGCGGCGGTAAGCCAAATGGAAGTTATAGATTTAGTGTAAATAGTCTTAATTTTGATAGCCCTACTTATTACTTAAATAGTAGTGGTAGTGTTACTGGCCCTACTGGAGATGCAGGAGCAGGTTTCAATCCTGGTAATTATACAATTTATGTGTATTTTGTAGACAGTGGTAATACTCGTCAAGCTTCCTGGACTGTTACAGCCGCAAATCCTGCAGCAGGAACTTTATTAAGTCAATATTGCGGTACAGGTGCTAATCAATATACTCGTTATGGTAATTATGCTGATGGAAACGGTGGCAGTTATGTTCAAGTAATTGAAACAAATGCAGCTTACTGCGGGTACACTCCACCAGCTGGACAAGTAGTTAGTAATTATAGTTCTACTACTAATGATCCTGGAAATACTGATGTAGAGGGCTCGCCTTCAGCTGCATACGATGGTATACGTTGTCGAGGGGTAGGCAGAAATCTCATAGACAGTCAAGTAACCAGAACGTTTACCGTAAGTCAGGCTGGAACAATCACTGCATATTTAATAGTAGGTAGTGAAGCAAATTATGATTTTGGAGAAATATACTTTGATAATGTTCAGTATGCGCGTGGAAGCGGCAACTATAATAGTGGCCCCCTTACAGGACCTATTAGTGCAGGAACTCATACTATTAAAGTACGTTATACAAAAGACGGTAGTGTTAGTGGTGGGGATGACTCAGCTTTTGGATATTGGTCTATAACTTAATAAGTAAAAACTTTAAAATTTCACTGCCAAAATACCCTGTCCATTATATGGGCAGGGTATTTTTTTGCATTGACAACTTACCGCCCTTGTGGTATAATATATCAAATTGTCAGAGTTTGTCAACCTTTTTTCTTGACAAGCTTTTAACTAGATGTAAAGGGCAGCTCTGCCGTTTAGAATATAATTAAATATACAACCACTGCTAATAAGGAGATCTGATTATGGTGGAGATTGATAACCACAGCCTCATTCAGACAGTTTCACTAGTTGCGTTAGCAGTTGTTGCTTTCTCAGTTGGAATTCAGAAACTGTTAAAAGACTGGAAAAGTACCCATGCGGAAACTAGCGTAATTACTTTAATGCACACGGAGCTAGAACGTATGAGTCAACAGAATACCTTACTTGCCACTGAGTTAAATCGCTTGCAGCAAGAAATGATTCTGCTAAATACTCAACTAGCACAGTTGTGCGTTGAGAATCAGCAATTGCAAACCGAAGTTGTTGCACTAACCGAAGAAGTTAACAAGTTTCGAGTATCGGCTACTATAGCAGCAGCTAAAAAGGTTAAGGTGGGCTAATGCAACCAGCAAAAATTAACTATAAAATCTACCAAGGCAGCACTTTTCAAGAGACATTTCGTTGGGAATCAGAAACAAAAGTTTATGTACCAATTCAGTCTATTGCAAAATCAGCCCCTTGCGTAGTTACCACCACAACACCTCACAATCTGCCCGTAGGCTGGAGATTTCGTGTAGTTGGTGCAGGTGGTATGAAAGAAATTAATAGTACTGGCGAAGAGTATCACTTGTCTACTCTTGCACCAACTGCTACTACCATAGAGATTAATCAAGTAAACAGTTTAGCGTATAACGCATATACAAGCGGTGGTGTAGTAGAGTTCAATCAACCAGTTTCACTAGCAGGATATGCCGCTCGTATGCAAATTCGTGAAACGGTAGATAGCCCAACAGTTATTCACGAAGCAACAACACAAAATTTGCAAATTAGTTTAGATAATACTACTAAAACAATTCAGATTACATTACTGGCAAATGTTACACAAGCTTTTACGTTTTCAACAGCAGTATATAGTTTAGAACTATATAACGGTAACAATGTTATACCTTTTATTAACGGTAATTTAACATTAGTACAAGAGGTAACACGATGACTACTGAAGTAATCGTAACCCAAAGCGGGGACACTAGCGTTGTACAAGGGCAAATAGTAAATCGTGTAGTCATAGACGACAAACCTGCTAGAATTATTACTAGTGGTATGCTGCCTCCACCTGCTGTAAGTTCTATTTCAGCTTCAGGTGATGTGGATCTTACACAGCTACAAGATGGTGGTGTATTAGTTTATAATACCGCAACAAATATGTGGAAAGCTACTAATTTGCTTGATAAGCAAATTTTTGAAGCTGGTCAGTTTTAAAAAGGATAAGCAATGGCTTCTATTTTAAGAATTAAGCGCAGTGAAACGTCAGGTAATCCTGGGGTACTAGGCGCAGGTGAGTTAGCCTACTCTGGCTTAACCGATAATGGTTCAAATGGTGGTGACCGACTTTATATTGGTCTTGGAACCGAAACCGCAGGAAATGCGGTAAATCACATTATTATTGGTGGTAAACGTTATACCGACATGGTTGACGCAGCCACTAATATCAACACAGTAGGCACATTAGTAAAACGCGATTCAAATGGTGATTTTACTGCCCGCCGTGTTACAGCAGATTTAATTGGTAATGCAGATACTGCTACCAAATGGTTAAATCCACGTAACTTGAGTTTAACAGGCGATGCAACTGCTACACTATCATCTATTGATGGATCGGCAAACGTATCAGCAGCATTAACGCTAGCAAATACTGGAGTTACTGCAGGAAGTTACGGAAGTGCTACAGCAATTCCTACTTTTACAGTTGACACAAAAGGCCGTTTAACTGCTGCAGGCACTGTTGCAGTTGCAACAAACTTGTCGATTGCAGGCAATAGTGGAACAGACACAGTTAGCTTATTAACAGATACATTAACAATTACTGGTGGTACTGGTGTTACAACAGCAGTTACCGACAACACAGTTACAATCAGCTTACCTCAAGCACTTGGACCTACATCAAACGTTACGTTTAACGATGTTACAATCAACGGTGTTTTATACTCAAATGATATTACAGCTGCTAACATCAACATTGATGGTAATGCTTCAATCACAGGTAACTTAACAGTTTTAGGTACTGTTACAACAGTTAACTCAACTACTGTTGCAATTGGTGATAAGAATATTGAGTTAGCCAAAGACGCTACTTCCGCAGCAATGGCAGATGGTGGTGGTATTACAATCAAAGGCCCAACAGTTGCAGCAACTATTTTGTATAACAGTGGCGATGATCGCTGGGTTATGAACAAAGACCTAACTGTTACAAATGTTTACGCTGAACTAGTTGGCAATGCTGCAACTGCTACCAAGTGGAAAACAGCCCGTGATTTAAGTTTAACTGGCGATGCAACTGCTACACTAACAGCAGTTGACGGTTCGGCAGCAGTTTCAACAGCCATTACTCTAGCAACTGTTAACACAAACGTGGGCACTTACGGAGATTCTGTAACAGTACCTACATTAACAGTAAATGCCAAAGGTTTGGTAACTGCTGTGTCACAAACAGTTATCCCAACAGCTACTACCTTAATCAAAGGTTTATCTAAGTTTCTTGCCACACAATTTACAGTTACTGACGGATTAGTCGAACTTGTTCAAGTTGATGGTGGAAGTTATTAAAAGGAGTCGTTATGCCAACACTTAGCGGTCCTATTACCTCAGCTGTACAATATGACTCACTTGTAGCTTTTAATGGACAAACAAATATAGTTGTAAATGGCGGAAATGGTGATGGCAGAATCAGTATCAATAATAGTGTTATAACAGTCACTAATCCTGGTACTAGCTATACTGAAGGCATTACAACTATTGGTGGCGGGTCAAGAATTGTACTAACTGTTGACCCAGTACCTAAAATACAACTAAAAAGAAGTTCTGTAACTGGAAAAATTCCTACTACGGCTGATTTAGAAGATGGCGAGTTAGCGCTAAATACTGCAGATGGTATCTTGTATTACAAAAATAATCAGGGTAACATCTCGTCACTATCAAGTGGCGGTGGCGGAGGCAGTACCGCACTAACGGAACAAATAGCAACAGAAAAAGCTATTATTATGGCAATTGCATTGGGGTAACATATGGCAACAGTATTTGTAAACGCAATATCACGTGCCGTTGGAACTACCGAAGTAGTTAGTTTTACAGCACCAGAAAAATCAATAGTAATTGGTGGTAGTATATCTAATCTAAAGAGTACTACTATACCTTTTACTTTAAAAATTCGCAGAGGCGTAGAAGATACCTTTATTCATAAAGATAAGCGTGTAGAAGCAGGCGATCCTTATGAAATATCAAAAGGTAATAAACTAGTACTTGCTGCTGGAGATAAATTAGTTATCTCTGCTAAAGTAGACTCTAGCATTGATGCAGTCTTCTCGATATTACAAGGAGTCTCATAATGGGTGGATTTTATGAAGGCACAGATTTAGCCGACAAAGTGTTATATGGGTTTCGTCTAGACCCCGACACAGGCAATCTAAACATTGAAGTTTTAGACGGAGACACTCCAGTTTCACTACCACAAGATGGTACAATTGATAAGTATGACTACAAACAGTGGGTTTGGTCAAAAGATACTATTCAATTTGAGTGGGGTAACAAAGGACACTTACTTATGAGGCTAATATAATATGAGTCAACTAATTGATCTAGGAAAATTACGCTTCCACTTCGCTGGTCAGTGGAGCAATGCCACTACATACGAATCAAATGATATCGTTAAGTACGGTGGTAACGTATACGTATATACATACGCATTAAAAACATCAGGAATCTTACCTACTGATACGGCTTACTGGGCCTTGATGGTAGAAGGTTTTAACTTCTTGGGTTCTTTTAGCACAACCGGCAACTATAAAGTTGGTGACGGTGTTGCACACGGTGGCGTTGTGTATGTTGCTATTAAAGACTCTATTAACATTACTCCTCCTAACGCAACCTACTGGTCACGTTTCTTGGATGGTATTCAGTACGAAGGTACTTACTCTCCTACAACTTCTTATCAGAAGAATGACGTTGTTAAGTATGGTGGTTCTATCTATGTTGCAAAACAAGACGGCACAAATAACTTACCAACAGTTACTGCATACTGGGACAGGTTTGTAGAAGGTGTTAGCCCTCGCAGTGTTTACAATGAAGCTACAGCTTATGTACCAAATGACTTAGTTGCTTATGTCTTC